AAAGGAGGATTTATGAAGAAACTCTACTACGAAGAAGGGCCGAAAATCATGGGCTGCGGCATTGCCGGGCAGTTCAAGATCGGCGTCCCGAAGGAGGTCCCCGACGATGTGGCGGAAGTCCTGCTCCGCAAGGGGAGGCTGAAGGAATACCAGGAAAACCAGCCGGAGATCGCATCCGGCCGAGGCAAGAAGGGAAAGGAGGAATAACCTATGTCTCAGCAATCAGGCGCTAATGCCGTATTGAATTTCGACACCGAAACGGCGTTCAAAAGCACCCCCGGTGCGCCGGACGCCCATGTCCTGCCGTTCACGACTGAATCTCTGCGGCTGAACCGAAATCTCGTGTCGTCCAACACGATTCGTTCGAACCGCAATCCCCAGGCCCCGGTCCGGGGAAATGTGGACGTTTCCGGCGACATCAATTTCGAGCTTTCTCCTCAGTATGGGAAGCTCTTCAAGCACATCTTCGGGAGCGGGAGCTACTCCGTCTCCGGCGCCGGGGCGCCCTACACGCACACCTACAAGATCGGCACGCTTCCGGTCGGAATGTGCATCGAAAAGCAGTTCACGGACCTGACCTCGGACAAATACTTCCTCTACAACGGCTGCCGCATCAACAGCTTCCGACTGGCCGCCAAACCGGAAGGGATGATTGACTGCTCCGTGGCCATCCTGGGGGCGAAGGAGACCATCGGTTCCTCTTCCTTCGACGCCACGGCGACCGACAACGGCCACACGCCGTTCGACGGCTTCGAGGGATCAGTCAAACGCGGCGGCTCCTCCCTGGGCACCGTCACCGAGATCGACTTCACCCTGGAGAACAATTTGGACGGCAATACCTATGTCCTTGACGGCACCGGCCAGCGCTACAGCCTTCCCGAGGGCCGGGCGAAGGTGACCGGCAACTTGAAGATCCTCTTCGAGGACGACACGCTCTACGCCCTGGCGCTGGCCCACACCGAGACGACCCTGGAGATCCACTGCACGAAGGGCGCGGGCACGGGTGCTTCCGCCGGCAACGAGAAAATGAGCTTCTATTTCGACGAGGTGATCTTCAAGCCCCAGTCGCCGGTGATCCAGGGGCCCACGGGCCTGCTGGTGGAGCTGCCCTTCGAGGCCTACTACAACGACGATGCCGACGCCTCGGCCCTGAGGATGGTGCTGCTGAGCCCGATCGGGACGTTCTAAGGAGGGTTTATGGATTACAAAACATACGATATCAACGGGAAGATTTATGAGCATCGCCCCCAGGTATTGGGGCAGCTCAAGCAGCTTGAGAATCTTCTGAAAGGGACATCCATTCCCGCCGGCGCCGATGCGTGGGGCTTGCTTTCCGCCCTGGGCGAGAAAACGCCCCATGCTCTGGCGATCATCCTGACGGAAAAAGGAAAGTCTCCCGCTGAAAAAGATATCGACACCCTGGCGGAAGAGATGGCTTGGGGCATGGATATCGGCTGCGTCCTGGAGATCGTAACCGATTTTTTTTCTATCAACCCGCTTTCTTCCGTCTTCGAGAAGGTGGTGGGATTGCTGACGATGGTCACCGATCAAGTGCTGGCGATACGGACTGGCATACCGGCCTCTGCGTCCTCCTCGGAGGAGGTGATATAACCAAGAGGGACAGCATCTCCTGGAACGTCACATTGGCCGAGGCTGAGGAATGGGCGAAGGAGGTTATCCGGAACCGTTGGTGGTGGTTGGAGGCCCTATTCGGCAGGCGGACGGAGGCGGGATCCATTGCAGGCCTGACCCCAAAGACAGCGGCTGATGAATTTTGCGCAGCCTGTAAAGCGGCGAAAAAAAACAAGGATTGCGGAAGTTGCGACAAACGGATTTATGTCAGGGCAAAGGATTGACGGCCTTGTCCCAAGCGGCACGGGCCGCGTCCCAGAGTCGGGCCTGCTCGCGATCGATCCGCCGCTGCTCCCGGTGCCAGGCGATAAACCAGGCAATGATAAACAATAAGATAATTACTTCCATAAGAACAATCATAGGTGTTTGAAGTGGAAAGTCAAGGGAAAATACGGCTCATCATCGAGGCCCAGGATAAGGCGACAAAAGCACTGAACGAGCTGCAAAAGCAATTCGGTCTTCTAACGGATGCATTGCGGGCGACCCAGGCCGCCAGCGCCGCTACGGCGCAGGGGATGAGCTGGCTGACCAATTGCCACGCCAAATATGTCGCCGTGGCGGCAGCGGGTACGCAGATCATCGGTGCCGCCGCCGCCGCGTTCGCCAAACTGAATCAGTATATGGAACTCGGCGCCGAAGCCTTGAAGTCGGAGGAGGCCTTCGGGGCGATGGCGCAGTCCATCGGCGCCGATGCCGACAAGATGACGGAGGATATGAAAAAGGCCGCCGCGGGTTTCGTGGACGATTCCCATCTGATGCAGAAGGCTGCCTTTGCGATGGCCTCTGACATTGACCCCGACAAAATTCCCCAGGTCTTCGAGGCCGCCCGCTTGGCAGCCCGCCTGACAGGTCAGGATGTCACCACCTCCATCGACAGCATGATCCAGGCTATCTCCACGAACATGCCCCGGTCCCTCCGGCAAATGGGGATGATCTCCAAGGATCAGATGAATCTCCTCAATCAGGCCGCGGCAGCCGGGGTCACGGAGATCAACCTTCTGGATATTGTGATGGCCAATGCCACGATCCGGGCGGCGCAACTGGGAGAATCCCAAGATAATGCCGCCAAGCAGATCAAGAAATTCAAGGTGGAACTGGAAGAACTGAAGGAAACCCTGGGGAAGACCCTACTGATCGCCGCCCAAAAGGCCTTTGGGGCCTTCCAGTGGCTGGCCTCCGGGGTATTGGCGGCGACTGCGGCCATACCCAAGTTCATGGAGATGGTGAGCCGCTTATCCGCTTTCGTACAAGACAAGATCGGTAATAAGGATCGTGCAGCAGTTGCCCTCCGGGATGCAGCACAGATGCAGCAACTCTACGAGGACCTCCGTGGTGCTGCAGGCGAATTGGCCGCCAAAGGCGCCGCCAATATCTCCGGGACGGGGGCCGAGGGCATCAAGGGCCCCTCCGCCGCCGAGGCGGAAAAGGCCAAGGCAAATCTCGCCCGGCTGATGGAAGATCTGAAAAGGCGCATCGCCGCCTCCAAGGGAGGCGGCGAAACCGACAAACTCCGGGAGGAATGGGCGCGGATCGAACGGGAGCTGGAAGCGGATTTGGCCAAGGGAGGGCTGAACGAATATGAGAAGAAAATCATCGACATCGACAGGAAGATCGAGGACCTGAAGGTCAAGGCCGCCAAGCTACCGACGGAAGCGGAACGGGCGACGGCGGGGAAGGTGATCGCTTCCTGGGGTGCGGGCATGAAAGAACAGGTCGCCGCCGAACAGGCGCGGGAGGATACGCTGGCCGCCCGGGAAGAATACGAAAAAGGGTCCAAGGCGCTGGCCGCGGCCGACAAATGGGTGACGGAGGCCCAGGCGTCGGAATTGCAGAAACGTAAGGATCAGGTCGCCGAGGCCGCCGATGAGCAGCGGCGGTCATATCTGGAGGCTTACAATGTCGGGATTCTCGACCGGGAGGAATATGAGCAAAAACTAACGGCACTGACGCTGGCGGAAAAAGAGCAAATCACCAAGCTAAATATGGAATATGACAAGACCGTCCGGGAAGCGGAGATCAACACCCGCCTGGCCGCCCTCGATCTCCTGGAGAAGGAGGGGACGGCCCACCGGGCGACCCTCGCCGAACGTATCGAGTTGACCAGGGAATTGATCCGGTCCGAGGAAGAGCATCTGGCGACGATGGACAAAGACAAGGACGAGGCGGCCTGGTATGCCCAGATCTACAAGATCAACGCCGCCCGGAAGTCCTACGCCGATCTCACCCGCGAGATGACTATGACGGACCCCTTCGGGGCGATGAAGCTGGCGATGACCGATCTGGGGAACAAATGGACCGATGTCGGACAGCAGATGTACGACGTCGCCCAAAGCACCGCCCAGGCCATGCAGCAGGCCTTCAGCGACTTCTTTTTCGACGCCTTTACGGGGAAGCTCAAGACCCTCGGAGATTATGTGACCTCCTTCTGCAATGCCGTCAGCCGGGCCGTGGCCAACGCCCTATCACAGCAAATGAGCGCGGGAATCTCCGGCGGTATCGGGCAATTGTTTTCCTTTCTATCGCCTACCCCCACCGCCGCCACGGACCTATCGGTGGCTCTGGCGGGGTATCATTCCGGAGGCATGGGCGGTGAGCCGACCTTCTTCCGCATCGTCCCCAACCTGGACATCCTGCCCCGGTATCATCGGGGCCTCGGCCCCGGCGAACGCCTGAGCGTCACCACCGACGCAGAATCGACCATGACCCCCGGCCAGCGCCGGGACTTCTTCCGCCTGGCCGCGGCATTCGGCGCCCGCGGCGCCCGCCCGAATGTGGAAGAAAAACACGTGCATGTCCATCTGACCGTCAACGCCCTGGATTCGCGCAGCGTCGCCCAGACCCTACAGCAGCACGCCGTACAGATAACCGGCATCGTCAATCAGGCCTTCAACAGACATGGACGAAGGGGGCCGAACGGATGAGCGGAACCTATCCCACCACACCCAGCTTCGCGTCAATGCGGTTCTTTTCTCATACGCCTATCCTGGTGTCGTGGTCCCATAGTCTGGTTCGCCAGGTGCGCAGCAAGGGAGCGCAGCGGTGGCAGATCGAGGCCGAATATCCCCCGAATCTCACCCGCGCCGAGTTGGCCCCCATTGTGGCGTTCCTGATGGCCCAGCGCGGACAATATGAGCTCTTCACGCTGATCCCGCCCGCCCTATTATGGTCCACGCCGCGGGGAGTCGCCGGCGGGACGCCTTTGGTCCATGCCGATACCCCCCCTGCCGGGCGCACCGTCGAAACCAAGGGATGGACACCCTCGCAAACGGGGATACTTTTGGCCGGGGATTTCATCAAATTTGCGGGGCACACCAAGGTCTATATGGTCACGGCGGATGCAAACAGCGATGGATCAGGATATGCCACCCTGTCCATCGAGCCGGCCCTATTGTCCATTCCCGCCGACGATGAGGCCATCGTCGTTTCTTCCGTTCCGTTCACCGTGGCCCTGGCGTCGGATACGTTCGATTTCGGCGTCCGAGGCCCGGATATCCACGATCTGAAGGTGCAATTCGTGGAGGTATTCTGATGGCCGACAGGGATGCCACTGCCGCCGTCATCACCGAACTGGGCGCCGCCAAGAACCAACCGGTGCACCTCATCGAGGTGACCGTGGAAGACGCCGACGGCAACGCCATTGTGACCTACATGACCGACGCCTGGCGGGATATCTCCTGGGGCGGTCATGACTATCGTGCCCTCGGTCATTTCCTGGGATTCACGGATGTGGAGGAAACCGCCGACGTGCAGGTCAATTCCCTGACCCTGTCGCTTTCCGGAGTGGATCAGGCATGGATCAGCGCCTTTCTCTCTCATTACTATATCGACCGTCCCGTGAAGATCTACAAGGCATTACTCGATGCCACCACGATGGCCGTTATTTCCAGCCCGATCCTGATTTTCGAGGGGCGCATGGACGAGCCCGGCATCGAAGAAAACCCGGAAGACGGATCATGTGTCGTCACCGTCTCCGCCACCAATATCTGGGTGGATTTCGAGCGCAAGGCGGGGAGGCATACCAATCATGAGGAGCAGCAAATATTCTTTCCCGGCGATCTGGGCTTTCAGTATGCCAGCGAGGTGGTCAAAGACATCACCTGGGGGCGCAAGTAAATGGATATCGAGCGCGAACTCAGACTCATCGACTTCGTGAAGGCGAGCCGTGGCCGTCCCTTCGCCTGGGGGAGATGCGACTGTAACGTCTTCGCCCTGGAGGCGATGGACGCCGCTTACGGCACCGACCTCGCCGGGCTTATCCGGGGCAGATATGACTCTCTGCTGGGCGCATTTCTCTTTCGCCGCCGGGTGCTCGGCAGCCTGATCAATATCCTGAAAGCCGCGGGGTTCGTGGAAGGGAAAAGGGGTTTCGAACAGACCGGGGACCTCTTGATAGTGGAAGACTCGAAGTGGGAGATGGTACATATCTACTTGGGATCACAAGTAGTGTCCGCCTTTCCGGATGGAGGCGTCCAGACGTTCCCCATGCGTGATCTACGGGATAAGCCATACAGCGTTTGGAGGATGCCGCCATGCCGCCCGTAATCGTAGCCGTGGGGGCGATGGCGGCGGCTTACGGGGCTGCCGCCGCGGTAACCGGCGCAGTCATCGCGGGGGTCACGATCACCGCCGGGATGGGCGCCGTCATCGGCGGCGCCGTGGCGATGGGCGTGTCCATTCTCGGCAACATGGCCGTCAATGCCTTGGGCCTCGGCCCCCAGGCATCGACGCCGACCATGCCCGAGTTGGGCATGTCACCCTTCCAGAACGCCCGCAGTTATCTCCTGAACAAGCAGAGCAACAACGAGCGCATCCCCGTGATCTACGGTTCCCGCCGCGTCGGCGGAACGCTCGTCTTCGTCGAGACCACGGGGGATTCCAACGAATATCTTCATCTGGTGATCTCCCTCTGCGAAGGACCTATCTCGGCCATCAATACGGTATATCTGAACGACGTCGCATCTACGGACGGCAAGTTCTCCGGCCTGGTGGACATATACCGGCATCTCGGCGCCGACGATCAGCTCGCCGACAACCAGCTTATGGCCGCCACCCCCAAATGGACGGAGAATCACCGCCTACGGGGTGTCGCCTATCTCTATGTCCGTCTCAAATACGATCAGGATGCCTTCTCCGGCGGCCTGCCCACGATCACCGCCGATGTGGACGGGCGCACGGTATACGATCCCCGCGACGCGACGACGAAATTCAGCCGCAACCCGGCGCTGTGCATCCGCGATTATTTGACGGATACACGTTATGGCCGCGGCCTCGATGCGGCCTCGATTGACGATGCCGCCATTGCCGTCGCCGCCAATTATTGCGATGAAGAAGTGACGGTGGGGGGTGTCACCCAGCCCCGCTATACCTGCGACGGGATCGTGGAGGTGGACGATACGCCCCTGTCCATCGTGGGCAAACTGTTGACCTCCTGTCGGGGGTGGCTGATCTTCACCGCCGGCCTCTATAAATTGATCATCGACAAGCCGGAAACGGCGACAGGCTTCGCTTTTACGGAGGACAATATCACCGGGGCATGGAAGATCTTCGGGGGAAGCAAAAAAAACACCTTCAACCGCCTGCGGGTGAACTTCTTCAATCCCGACAAGTCTTGGCAGGCGGATATCACTTCCGTGGAATCAACGGCCCTGCGCGCCCTGGACAACGGCCTGGTCCTGGAAAAGACCATTGATCTTCCCTTTACCGCCAATATCAACACGGCCCGGCAGATAGCCACCATCGCCCTGAATCAGTCCCGGCAGCAACTGGCCTGTCAGTTCCGGGCCTTTATCGAGGGTCTGCGCTGCGAGGTCGGCGACGTGGTTACCATCACTCATTCCACCCCCGGTTGGACGGGCAAGGAGTTTCGGATCGTCAGGATGGCCCTTCGCAATGATGACGAAGTCGAGGTCACGGCCATTGAATACGACGCCACGGTTTATGATTTCGGAACAATATCCGCCGTGGACGCCACGCCCAACACCAATCTGCCCGACCTGACCGCCACGGCGGCCCCGGTCAACCTGCAAGTGACCGAGGAGCTATACTACACCGCTACGGGGAAGGGCGTCCAGGTGCGGGCGAACCTCGTCTGGGAGGCATCGCCGGACGCTTTCGTGACCACCTACGATGTCGAGTATAAGGCGTCCGCCGATACGGATTGGACCTTTTCCACAACCACCAAGAGCCGTGCCGCCTCCGTATATGATTTGGCTGCCGGCCGGTATGACTTCCGCGTCCGGGCCGTGAATACAATGGGCGTCGCCTCGCCCTGGACGGTGTTGCCCAATGTGCTGCTGGCCGGCTTGACCACCCCGCCCGCCGACATCACCGGTTTGGTGTTGCGGCCCCTCGAAGGCCAGGCCCATCTGCAATGGGACCGGGCCTCGGAATTGGATGTGCTGCACGGCGGTTATATCAAGGTCCGCTATGCCAATCTGCAATCAGGGGCGACCTGGGAAGGCGGACAGGACATCGGCCCCGCCCTGGCCGGATCGTCGACCAATGCCGTGCTGCCCCTCATGCCGGGGACATATATGGTCAAGGCCGTGGATTCATCCGGTAATTACAGCGCCAACGCCGCTATGGTGGTCACTAACGTGCCGTCCATCCTCTCCATGAATTTCGTTGATAGTCAGGACGAAGCGGCGGGCGGTTTTACCGGTAATAAAACGCACTTGGTAATGGACGGGGCGGTCCTCAAGCTGGATATCGAGCCATATGAAATCGACCAGGAAGACGGCGACGCCATTTTGACCGAGATATGTGGCGTGCGGTGGCGCCTGACCACAGAAGACGGCGACACGCTGGATACTGAAGACAGCGACGACATGCAGCAGGAGGAGTATGAGGTCCCATATGGCACCGGCGACGGTTTGGAAGACGGGCACATACCTCTTCGCCAATGCCGTTGATTTGGGGGGTGTGTATGTGTCGCGGGTATGGAGCGACTTCCAGTTCAGCAGCTATCAGATCAACGATCTGATCGACAACCGCGCTCTGACCGCGGACGAATGGCCGAATTGGGACGGTGAGGCCGCCGAACATACCGGGGCGACGCTCTATGTGCGCACCACGGAAGACGACCCGGCGGGAGTGTCGCCCGATTGGACCGGCTGGGCGCCCTTCACTATTGCCGACTATAAGGCGCGGGGTTTCGAGTTCAAGGTCGAGGCCTATACGGAGAACCCCAACTACGGCGTGGCGATCACGGCATGTAGGGTTACCATCGACATGCCGGACCGGACGGAGCGGGGAAATAATGTCTCCGTCGGCGCCGGCGGGCTGGTGATCACGTTTGCCAGGCCCTTCAAGGATACTCCGGCCATCGGCGTTACCGTGAACAATATGGCCGCAGGTGACTATTACGTCGTATCGTTGCAATCGAGAACGGGATTCACCGTCAATATCTACGATTCCGGCGGCGTCGGTGTGGCCCGAATTGTCGACTGGATGGCGGCGGGATATGGAGGCGAGGAATGAGTCAGCATGATTACGTCATCGACAACGGATCGGGAGCGGCGGTGCGGACGGACATAAACAACGCCTTGCAGGCCCTGGCGAGCCTGAATGCCGGAGCGTCGGAGCCGGCGACCACATATGCTTATATGTTCTGGGCGGACACCGTCAACTCGCTGCTAAAAATGCGGAACGGATCGAATACCGGCTGGGTGAGCCTGGGTAATTTCACCCTGGCGAATCTGGGGCATTTGACCGGTTATTTCCCCGCCGGCACGAAGATGGTGTTTTACCAGGCGGCACCGCCGCCCGGATGGACCAAGGACACCAGCCATAACGACAAGGCCCTACGGGTCGTCTCCGGTTCCGGCGGCGGCAGCGGCGGCACCCACGCCCTCAGCTCGCCTCCGGCGCATACCCACGATCTCGGCAATCATACCCATACCGCTCCGGAGACGGGAAGCCATGTCTTGACCAAGGCGGAGTTGCCGCCCCACGTCCACACCACCATAGCCTACAACAAACCGAGCATCTGGGACACCGGCCATATTAACGGATACAAATGGCATTCCAATAGCGATCTTACCACGACCGGTGATGGTTCCGCCGACGGTCTGGCCGGCGCCGGGCATACCCATCCCTCCGGAGGCGCTACCTCTACGCCGTCCAAGAACACGTCGGGCGCGGCGTCGGCGACATTCAGCCCACAGTATATCGACGTCATCGTCGCCATTAAAGACTGATGGGCGACGCCGAAAAAAGAAAGGATGTTGATATGGTGGAAATTAGAACAATCTGCCCCTTGGGGTCCAAATGCGAAGAAGTGAAGGATGGAGCGATCATGCGCTGCGCCTGGTATACCAGGCTGGTAGGCAAGGACCCCCAAAGCCATGTGGAATATGACGACTGGCGCTGCGCCATTGCCTGGCTGCCCATCATGCAAGTAGAAGTGGCCCAGACCAACCGGGGCCAAACGGAGGCGATTTGCTCGATGCGCGACGAGACCATCAAGCGGCAGGATGTATTCAATCTCCTGGCCGCTCGCAGTATCGAAAGAAAGGAGATGATAGCCAATGGCTGACAAGAAAATCAGCGAACTGACCGCCCTGACGGCGCCGGCAAATGACGACATACTGCCGATCGTCGATACGTCCGCCGCCGTGACGAAGAAGATCACCTTGGCAAGTTTGTTTGGGAACATTGTGGCTTCTTTGGTGGCCGCTGCGGGCAGTACCTATTCCATCGGTTCGGCGAGTGTCCGCTGGTTGAAGGGATGGTTCGACAGCATTGCCGTGACGAATATCGACGGGGATGTAGACACCGAAAACATCAACCCCAAATCGGATAACAGTTACCGGCTCGGGTCGGTCACAAAACAATGGGCGAATGGTTATTTTGCTCAGATTACCCTGGGCGGTGTAGGAAAGACGGTGTGGCCGTCGGCAGTGGCAGGCAGCAACGGCGCGGTCATTCAATCCGGGACGATCACACTCCAGGGGCAGGACGGAGTGACCGTGACGCATAATCATGGCAGCACCAGCTACCTGGTTAAGACCAACGTAACCGGCCTCGGCAATCTCGGCAGGATCGGAGACATCGCCTACGTGAAGGCGGCGAACACCGTGGTCATTTATAACAGCGGCATATCCGGTATCTCTGCTGATGTAGAGATCTCGGCGATTGCATAGGGGGGCACCATGATCATTGGCAATAACGATAAAATCAGCGTTCAGGGATCGACCTTTAACCTCGCCGCCTTTGCCTGCGCCCAGGGCAACGTCGCGGCCCAGGAGGTCGATTTGACGCCCTATCAGGGGCAGACGGTGCGGGTCTACCTGGACGGCAATCTCCAGATCCGGATCAACCCGAAGGAGGACATGTTCTGGCAACTTGCGGAAATGACCCTTCCGGCGCCTCAAAGTCGCCAGGTGCAGCAGGGAACCATCGAGGTGGAAAAAACGGAATCGGCGACAATCTTACGGGGCGAAACGGACCTTGACGCCGTGCCGGGCATCGACGGGCGAGAGATCGTTGCCGTCGGCCATTACTGGCAGAACCTGCGGAAAGGCATCGAATGGAAGGCAGAGGCAACCGGGGTGCGCTGGATCGGCGAGAGATCCCCGCAGACCGGGGAGGAATATCCC